AAATTACTCAAAAGCGCAGTCTGACAACGCGATCGCTGCGAAAGATGAGGCTTTGGCCTGGGCCGAGTACCTCGGCGGGCCTGTTGTCGACAACACGCACGCGCTCGATTTCATAAATGCGTCCAAATTCCCGCAAGGATTGTTCTATCAGCCGGTTTCCGGCATGGGCGGCCTCGGCGGTTTGTGGTCGGCCAAGTGGTGGGCGATCCACTGCCAGCAATTGGTCGGAAATATCAGTTTTTACTACCTCGGACCGTGGGACCACCCGCCGGCGTCCGGCGAGACCAACCCCAACACCGGCGAAAGCGTGCCGAGCCCGATCGCGACCGGCAGTTTCTACTACGACACCACCAAGAACTCGATCATGATCTGGAACGGCACCGCCTGGCAGCCGCCCGGTGTCACCGTCGCGCCAGGTTTCCGCGCCCGCTATGTTTATCTCGCGACTGCCGGCCAGACGGTCTTCACCGGTGTCGACATCAACGGCTTGGCGCCGGTTTTCACCAACGAGGGCCATGACGTTTACTTAAACGGCGTCCGCCTCGTCCCGCAAATCGACTACACCACCGACGCCGCGGCCGACAGCATGACCATGGTCGAGGCGCCCGGCGCCGGCACGGTTGTGCAGTGGGATCTGATGATCCCGCCCGATCAGATCAATTCTGCGCAAGTGGATTGCTTCAAGGTGCAGCCGCTCGTCCCGGACGGCGTCAAGACGACGTTCGCGTTGAGCTACATCGATCCGGTTGCCGGCCCGCCGGCGGTTGCGGTCGATGTCGGCTCCGGCGCGCAGCTGCAAGTCAGTCTGGACGGTGTGATCCAAGAGCCGTCGGTCGATTACACCGCCCTCGGCTCGACTTTGAGTATGGCTGCGGCGCCCGCGGCCGACAGCCGTTTCTGGGCGGTATGGTTCCGGCCGCACATCGCCGCGGTGCTGCCGCCATGAGAGCAACATGAGCCAGAATCTGCGCGTTGCGCTCTGGGTGCCGGCCGCCAATCCGGTCGGCGGCAACAATGCTATTCGCAATATTGCGCCGCCGAGCTCCAACAAGCGCATACCATCGGAATTCGTCGTCTTGAGCGGCGGCAGCGGCGGCTCGGGCGGAATCGAAGAGGCGCCGTTCGACGGCGAGGCTTACGTCAGGATCGATGGCTACTGGGTGCAGCTCGACGGCGGCACATTCTGAAGGGAGTGACAAATGACGATCTATCATATCGATGAAACGCAGGTGATGACGATCTCCGGTCCGGCCAAGATCAATATCGGCGGCGCCGACAACGTGCCGACGATCGGCCAGGTCGATCCGCCGACGGTCGACGGCCTCAATCCCGATACCGCGGTGTGCGGCGATCCCGATCTGCAGCTGATTGTCGATGGCACTGGCTTCAATAACGCCAGTATCATCACCTTCAACGGTCTCGACGAGCCGACCGCGCTGTTGAGCGACACGCAGGTTCGCACCAACGTCAAACCGTCGCTGTTCCAGGTCGCCGCCACCTGTCCGGTCGGCGTCCGCACCGGCGGCATGCGCAGCAACACGATCGATTTCACCTTTACCGACCCGGCGGCCCGCAGCCGCAAACGCTAAAGACTGCCAGTTTACCAGGCCTTGAATTGAGGATGAGGTCATGAAGCGGTACCGCCACCGGCGCAGTGCCAACCCGGCCAATGCGTTTCCAAGTCTGCTCGAGCCTGGCGAATTGGCAGTAAACACTGCCAATCGGCAGCTCGCGGTCGGCGATTCCAACGCTACCACGGTCGGCGTGCCGATAGCGTTGCTGGCAATTCGCTATTTTGACGTCCGCGCGAGCTATGCCTCGGGCGATATCGTCGTCCAGGCCGGAAATATCTACAAAGCCAACGCCGCGATCCCGCCTGGCGCGTTCAATGCGTCGAATTGGACGCAATTGGGCGCTGCCGGCGGTGGATCCGCCGCTACGGTTACTTTTGCGCCGGCCGGCAATATCGCAGCGACCAATGTGCAAGCGGCGATTGTCGAATTGGACACCGAGAAGGTGGCCAAGGCCGGCGATGTCATGTCTGGCCATTTATCGCTGCCGACTGGGCCAGCTGCGGCTAATGCGGTGCGCAAGGACTACGTTGATACTGCGGATGCGGCACTGACCACCGCAATTAACAACAAATCCTCGCTGACCGTCAGCGACACGCCGCCGTCTTCGCCGGTCGACGGTGCGCTCTGGTGGGAATCCGACACTGGCATGCTCTACGTCCGCTACAACGACGGCGTAGGTCCCGCGCAGTGGGTGCAGGCGGCCGCAGTGCCGAGCCTCGACCCAACCGCGTTTGTCGCCAAAACCGGCGACATCATGACGGGGCATTTGTCGCTGCCAGTGACGCCTGCCGCCGCCAATGCGGTGCGCAAGGATTACGTTGATGCGGCGATTACGGCCTACGCCGCGCCACTCGATGCGCTGGCGTACAGCGGGATGCAGATCAACGGCGGCATGGAGGTTAATCAGCCCGGTGTGCCGCTAACCAATGCAACCGGATATATTTGCGACGGTTGGCGAATTGGTTTCGCTGGTGGAATGGGATTTACAGGAACCGTCGACAACGGTGGAGGTACGGTTTTTTATACGCCATATCGTTTGATAGTAACTATTACTCCAGCCCAAGTTTCGCTTGGTGCTGGCGACTACTTGCAAGTCATACATCGCATAGAAGGCTTTCGTACTCTGCGAATGCGGTGGGGTACTGCAAACGCGCAGCCGCTTACGATTGGATTTTGGACTGCACACGCTCGCCCAGGTCTTTACAGCGTTGGAGTGCAAAACAGCGGCGCTACTAGGAGTTATGTAACAACTTACACACAGAACGCTGCCGCTACTGCTCAATATAATGTTGTAACGATCCCAGGAGATACGGCAGGGGCGTGGGCTATCGATAACACTCTCGGCATTCAGTTGATGTTTTCAATGGGCTGCGGGACCACCTTCACGGCACCAGCAGCAAACGCTTGGCAGGCCGGAAACTACATCGCTGCTCCTGGTCAAGTTAATGCTGTGGCGGCAACGACAGATGCGTTTCGCTTGACCGGCGTTGTCGTTCTCCCCGGCAGCCAAGCGCCGACCGCCGCGCAGTCGCCGATGATCATGCGCCCGTATGATCAGGAGTTGGTGACGTGTCAGCGGTATTGGCAACCTAGTTGGCTAATTTGGAATGGTTATGCCAATCCTGGCAGCAATTTTTATGGGACATCGTCACTTCTCACTCCGATGCGGGCGGCACCTACACTAACTGGCGTCAATCAAAATGTTAATGGGTTTCCTGCTTCTGTTGGCTCGCTTAGCCTTCAAGGCAATGCAGTTATCCAGGAAATTAGAACGGCCAACGCAACCGGACAGTGTTGGTTCTTTACCAGCATCACAGCAGACGCGAGGCTGTGATGGGCATCAACTTCCCCTCATCGCCAGCGATCAACGACATCTACCCGACGCCCGCTGTCGCCGGCGTCCCGCAGTACAAGTGGGACGGCACTGCTTGGGTCGCGGTCGCCGGCGCCGCGCAGTTCGTTCTGAAATCCGGCGATACTATGACCGGCGATCTGGCGATTGCCAAATCAACACCGCTTATGATTTTAAATGATACTGGCGGCGTTGTTGCTGACGTTAGGTTTAATCGTAACGGCGGTCGTCGTTGGCTAACGCGAATGGATGGCAGTACCGAAAGCGGCGGCAATCAAGGTTCGCAGTTTCAACTTATCGCTTACGCTGATGACGGCACCAGCGTATCCGCTGTTGTTCTCACTGGTAACCGTGTTGATGGTCGATTGTCTGTTTTTGCTGATCCGAATGTGCCGCTTGGCGTTGCCACCAAGCAGTACGTCGATGCCGGTGTGCGAGCGTTTAATTCCGCTGACAGGACGGCCTACACGCTGGTGCTGTCCGACACCGGCAAGATTGTCGCACTGTGGAATAGCACGGCTTCTCCGCTGAGCCTGACCGTGCCGCCTAATTCTGCTGTCGCTTTTGCGGTTGGCGCAGAGATCGATCTTATGGTCACCGCAAACATCATAGCGACGATCGTCCCAGGAGCAGGCGTTTCGATTACCTCTGAAGACAGTAAGCGCAAACTACCAAAGATTGGTTCTTGCGCCACGTTGGTAAAAGTCACCACCGATGGCTGGGTGCTGTGCGGGAGCTTGATCGCATGAGCAACCGAGGCCTCGGTTTCAAATATCCCGGCGACGACACGCGCTACAACGATGCCTATACGACTTGGCTTCTCCACATGGATGGGCCGGTCAATTCAACTTACATGGTCGATAATTCACCTAAACAGAACGGAGCAGCTGCTGTCGTCAATGCGTTTGTCATTGGCGACGGCAGCAGCGGCCCCGGTCCGTTGCATGTAGCGGCGACGCAATTCAACAACAATGCGTATATTTATTCGCCAGTGAACGTCGATAATTCATTCAACCTGGCGCTCAACGATTTCACCATCGATTGGTGGGAACACCGAGTAGGCGATGTCACGACCTATCGACCCTCGTTCACCTGGGACACGATTGGCATTCTCTACTCGCCGATGTTGGTTGGCTGGGGAGATAGCAACGGCCTTTACTTTTACGCCTCTAACGATCAGGCGAGTTGGAACATCGCGTCGGCGCTGCTGATGGGCACCGCTCAACTCAATGTCTGGATACACCGCGCCATCGTACGCAAGGGCACCACGTTCTACGCATTTGAAAACGGTGTGCTGAAAGGCACAGCAACATCAGCGCTTGCATTTGCCAACGCATCTTATGGTCCGATGTTGGGCTGCTGGCCCAAACCGGACGGCTACGCTTATTTCTACGGCTACATGGAAGAGTTTCGCGTCAGCAACGGCATCGCCCGATGGACCGCCAATTTCACGCCGCCAACAAGGAAATATGAGCCGTATCCCGATCTCAACACCGTGCTGCTGATGCATTTTGACGGTAATTTTGGTGACGCTTCGCAATATAAGCTTGGAGCTGCCAGTAGTTTTGCCGGTCTGACTTTTTCGATAGCGCAAAGCAAATTTGGCAGAATATCCGCATTGTTCGACGGCATGGATGATTACGCGCAACATGCAGATAATCCGGTTTGGTCGATGGGTGACGATTACACCATCGATTTCTGGGTGCGACCGACGGCAATACCGCCTGCCGGGCAGGCAATGGCTTTTCTGGCGCATCTTGCTGGTGACGGCTGGCTGTTCATGATCCTATCTGACGGCGGCGTCACCATGCTGCAACGCCAGGCCAGTGCCGGCGGCGATTTTTCCGTATATGCCCCCGCCTATATTACGATTAACAATTGGCACCACGTCGCATTCGTTCGCGCTAATC